ATCTCTTCCGTCAGATTGTATCTATATATGTCGGCCCTAGCACAGAAAGCTCCATAAAATTCATTAAAGTGTGGTGAGATACCTTCATCTCGAAGGCGGCCAAGAGCATAGCTTGCTACAGCCTCTACATATGCCTGGTTCCAAGAATCCTGTAGTTTGGTCCATGCGGGAGCCCATGTTTGTGTATCCCAAGGCAGACCATTTTGCTTCGGCAAACTGTATTTCCCTTTCATCCATCGGATAGGATCCAGGAGGTGGGTGACTTTCATGTAGGCTGATTGCGACCGTGTTTCACTCGGGGATATATCTCCGGATACATCGACATTGGGCACGAGTTTCAGAAAACAGGGCCCCGATGTTCCGGAAATATCAATTCCCCTAATTCTCCACTTGGAATCGAGCCATACGCTCTCCTTGTGCTTCCCTTTGAGGTTATACAGACTCGATAGCGTGGGGAAAAAGGTCTGTAGGGAATGAAAGCCACGCACGGAACATAGCTCTTTAGGAAGAGGTGCTTGCCGGAAACGAGGAGAGGGTAGTTGCATTCCCCGGAGATTTGTATGCATTTCTTACGGAACATAAGAGCCTTTAGTTCGCGGTATGACGCACGCTAAAAAAGGTGAATGACTATGTAGTTGTTCAATGTCGGGAGCTGTGAATGTCTCATTGAAGAAGTTTGATATGCGAAAAGTCCCACAGGATGCCGTGGTTATTTTTATTGGGCGTCGTCGCACGGGCAAATCCACACTTGTTCGTGATTTGCTGTTTCATCACCAAGATATGCCACTTGGGACCGTGATTAGTGGGACGGAAGAATCCAACTCCTTTTATGGAAAAATGATTCCCCCTCTTTTTATCCATGGCGAATTCTCGGCCATGATTTTAGCCAATTACGTGAAGCGGCAAAAGATGATTATGGGCCGTATTCAGCGAGAGCAACAAGGGGGTGGAAAGTCGCGACTGGATCCTCGCTCCTTTATGATCCTGGATGACTGTATGTATGATGATAGTTGGACGCATGATAAGAATATTCGGTATCTTTTTATGAATGGGCGTTGGTTAAAGGTATTCTTCATTATCACGATGCAGTATCCTCTTGGTATTCAACCAGCTCTCCGGACCAACGTGGACTTTGTATTCATTTTGCGCGAACCCTACGCAACAAATCGCAAGCGCATTTTTGACAATTATGCATCCGCCTTTCCCAGTTTTGAGTTCTTCTGTCAAATCATGGACCAGTGTACCCAGAATTACGAATGCCTCGTGGTGGATAATACGAGTCAATCGGCAAAGCTGGAGGACTGTATTTTCTGGTATAAAGCCGATCTACACCCCGATTTTCGTATCGGGGCAGCCGAGTTCTGGCAGCACTCGGCCAACTACTTTCGCGATAAACAGGAAGAAGATGATAATGCCTTTGATCCTATGAATGCACGTAGGCTGAAAGGGCCATCCATCAATGTTCAGAAAAAGAACTAGGGGTGTTTCTACCCCATCGTCCATAGGTATCTTAATTTTGGCACATCACGATAGATGAATATAGATCTGTATTCAATTGGCATTATAGCACTTCTTGCATTTTTATTTTTGGTCGCGGATCGTATAATCCGCATCAACCCCATTCTGGCAAGCGAGGGATTTCAAGTATACGGGCAGCCTCAGCGATGTGGAACAGATTTAGAACCATGCCCATTTCCTAAACGCTGTATGAATGGATTTTGTTATAATACCAACGAACCCCAGCTTTATGATAGGAATCCCCTCCCGGTGGTCCCGTGAAATATGAGGAATCCTAGTAGATATGAAGGTTAGCAAAGGATATTCTCTGGTAGGCCTGCTCCTTGTTCTTGTCTTCGCCGTGGCGTTCCTCCCTGTAATCCGACGCACCTTTGCGCGTTCATTCCCCGAAGGCTTCCAGGCCAGTGGGGGGTTTGATTCTCGCAAGGGCGACTGCAAGGGTGTTACATGTAGCGAGGGTGAATTCTGTCAGGAGAATGTCTGCCGCCCTGTGATGGCACCTATTACGAATAATTACTTCCCTGGTAAATAATACAGAATCGTATCACAGAATAATAAATAAAACTTCTACAAGACGTTTTATTTATTAAGAGGAGGAGCTTCTAAAAATATCCATAGGCTCTCTCAAGGCCCAAATGAGAAATAGCGTGAACACCGATAGTAACAGAAAACAATAAGACTAACACGAGCATACGATAGGGGTCAAGGTTGCGCAGCTTATTCGTAAAAAATAAATATATCGCCAGAAACATCAATGCTCCACTGAGAATATGCGCAAGAATGGATGGGTGCATTATACTTATTACGCAGAATTTCCAGAAAGATCCTTCACTGTTTTACGGGCCATTGCAAGATCGGCAGGTCCCACGGAACTGAACATATCCGAGAATGATTCCGGTGAAGAGGTTTCATCCGAAATCATTTTCACACCCGCCTCCTCGGATCTCTTCGAAGTGTGCCTGCCACGCTGCTCCTTTTGGAACTGCTCGCGCTGCTCCTCATTCTCCTTATACTTCTTCATCAATGTATTCAGTTGCTCCTCGGCATATTCTTGCTCACCAATCTCGCTGGGCTCCGGATCCCATGGAAGCCATTTCCCGACTTCGCCTACAAAGATATTATGAAGTGTATCTTGGCGCTGGAGCTTCTTGGATCGGGCCACCGCCTCGCCTTGTGTCCCATAGACACCGCGAATCTTCAGACCACGAACCGTCGTTCGGAAATCGTTCTGTGCGTAAAATTCATCCTCCATCTTTGTCCTATTCGCAAACAGGAAGTCGTCATAGAGTTCCTTGAGCTTTGACTCTTTTAGCTCATGCTCATTGGTCTTTACAAAGTTGTGATAATCGTCCATGAGGGTATCCAGGCGGATTTTAGATTTACGACATATCTCTGATGCGCCGCTGAGATCCTGTTCTAGAAGTGAATCAGCTTCTTTGTCGAGTTTTGCGTTAATCCCAGTCACAAGGTTCATGAGATAGGCCTCCAGATTCTTTGTCCGGCTCTGGAATTCGTATGTTTTGATAAATTGGTTGAAAAGGAATACATCCTTATTTGCAAGGACCTTCTCCGGACTGAGGAAACTTAGGAGACAGAACCTCTGTCCTGGGATCTCAACATCCTCTTCCAGAAAATCCTCGTGCGCAGGGCTTGACATTCTGTAGTAGGCAAGAGGCTTTGCTTTAGATGGAAAAAACGCAGGAACTCGGAAAAAATCTCTATGTGAAATATAGAAGTTATGGACGCCACATCCGAGATACTGAATCGCATGATCAAATATTTGGTGGAGGGTCTGTTTGTGGCAGTGGCTGCGATCTTTGTTCCTCGTCACCGACTCCCTTGGGATGAGATCCTCACCCTGGGTGTAGTGGCCGCGGCTGTTTTCGCCATTCTGGATGTGGTGAGCCCCAGTATTGGAGCTACGGCACGCCAGGGCGCTGGGTTCGGTATTGGCGCCAATCTCGTCGGCTTTCCAGGTGCCCGCCTGTAAGGCGAGTATGGAGTCAATACGATATATTCCCAAGACTTTCGTCAAAAGATCCTTGCTGAATGACTGCCAAGCTCTAGATTCATAGCTGTACCACTGGGTGCTCAGCGATAAACATATCACGATATCCCTTAATAGGTTTAATAGCATAGCCGATCTGTTCCAGATACGAGAACAGTTCAGCCTTCAGTTTCTTCGCCGGCACCCCCTCGGCCTCCTTCCAGTCACCCCAACACTCAAAAAGAATATTGGGATATCCATTGCATGCCAAGGTCTCCTCTGCTCCCTTCAGAACTTCCAGTTCAAATCCCTCCACGTCCATCTTAATAAAACCGACATTTCGGAGGCGGAAGGAGTCCAGAGTCCTCACCTCTACTGTCAGCGACTTCCGCTGATTATCCGCCTCCGAGAGATACTGTATGCCATTCCCACCACCATCCTCCGATCGGATGTAATATTCTGTCTTTCCTTCTGAAGAGCCCAGGGCAAACGGATACACGGATATCCGCTCTTCAAGTCCCTGTAGAGCTACATTCGCGGCAAGATAACAAAATGTCTTTGGACTGCATTCAAACGCGTAGGTGTGCCGCGCCTTCTTACCACACGTCCACGCATATGTCCCAACATGCGCGCCAATATCTATAAAGTCCTTATCAGGTTTCATGAAGGTTTCTGTGACCCAGTTTATGAGTGAACGCTCCGCGATTCCAGATTGATAGAACCATTTTGCCACAGATAACTCTGGAAACAGAATGAGCTGCCGTTCCTTGTAATCAGCTGCGGCGGTAGGAAGACGTAAAAACAGCGGATCATCCGTTGAGGCGCTGCCTTCACGTAGTAAATACATATAGCTTTAATATTTATAGAGCTTTATGTGGCAAATTTCCATATATATTATACCATGTGCTTTTTTTATTCCTTAGATATAAAACACGTGACGTATAGCGACAATCTCAAACACTACGAATAAATTGCCATGCCAGATCGAGGCATATCTTCTCCCAGATCTTATCTTGAACATAGAGCTTGTCGCGATTCTTCAAGAGCGGAAAGGAAGAGAGATATTCGTCCAGTTCCAGCAACTCGCAGAATTTGTAAAGAACATAGGAATACGAAAGAAAATTGCTCCTGTCTTTGGGGCAATTTTTCTGAAAAGATGGCTGAATCTCTTTGAACATGTATCGCAACTTTTCCTCCACTTCTCTGCTCATCACTGGTGCGTGTTGCCCATTCAAGCGGTTCATAATATGCGGCACATGCTCGTAATATTTGTTATACTTGAGCTTTTTCAAAATCTCCCGCACCTTCTGGCGTGAGAGTGTTCTATAATCAAGAATACGCTCCTTTTTGAGTTCGGCGCAAATGGCCTCGTAGACTTCTTGTGGAATCTCCGTGCTTTCCTTGGCCTGGAATTGCGCCAGCCATTCATTAAAATGGTTAATACGTTTATAGGCGTAATAGGATACTTCGCGCGGGGGATCCTTATAGCTGGGTTTATCCGAATCAACGAGAACAAATTCCTGATATCCACATTCCGTACATGTGAAGACGGCCTCATTCGCGCTAAATATCATCTCCTTCTGACACTTGTCACATTCCCCATATGGATCATTCTCAATTTCGTTGGATCCGCGGACATGTTCAGGGTGAACCATTAGTAAATATTTTTCTAATAGTTTGTCCCGCCCTTGCTGGCTTCCTTGCGGCGTAGTGCTTACAATTCGTGTTGGATTTTCTGTCGCAGCGGCGGATTCTAGAGCTGCTAGAACAGACCCAGGCTTCGATGCGACTCGTTTCATAAGAGGCTCCTCGCCTTTCTGGATTTTTTCCTGAATTTCATAATAATCATACAAGATATCACCGGTGTTTAAAAAATAGTCATATAATTCATTTCCTCCATTACGTTTTTCTATTTCTTTTTCCAGATCTTTTATACGCTTTTGAAACTGTTCATATACGACCTCATCCCGTGTTTCACGACATGATTTCTGTAGTTGAGACATTTCCTCCCTCAAAGATTCAATATCTTTTTCACGATCAAGCATATTTTGGACTCGAAGGGTGTGAAGCGAATCCAGCGTAGTTCTAGCTTCAGGATTGCTCCGTTTCGTGGGACGAATCTTAAAAAATGCATCCTCTGATGTCATTCTTCATTTTGTTGAGGATGTTCGTTTAGGCTATATTCGGCTGCGCGCTCTCTCTCTAAAAAAAGAAGTCCCCGGCAGACCCCGTAAAATAGTCAAAAAAAGGGCGAAAAATTCAAGATCTCCCCGGCTTCGCTAAAAATCTCCTGCCCCCGTGAAATTTATTTCTTGTGAAGGGGTATAAACAAATGACGGGTGGCGGTTTGATGCAGCTTGTAGCTTATGGCGCACAGGATGTTTACTTGACTGGGAATCCCCAGATTACCTTCTTCAAGGTGGTCTATCGTCGTCACACCAACTTTGCCATGGAGTCCATTGAGAACCCCTTCAACGGGTCTCCTGGCTTTGGCAAGCGTGTGACCTGCACCATTCAGCGCAATGGTGACTTGATCCACCGCATGTACCTGCAGGCCACTCTGCCTCAGGTCACCCTCCAGACCAGCGATGGCTCTGGTGCCCAGTTCCGCTGGCTCAACTGGGTGGGCCACAACCTTGTCAAGTCCGTGGAGATTGAGATTGGTGGCCAGCGCATCGACAAGCACTACGGCAACTGGATGCACATCTGGAATGAGCTCACCCAGGAGGCCGGCAAGCAGGGTGGCTACGCCAAGATGGTTGGTAACGTGCCCGTGCTGACCAACCTGCTGGTGCAGGGTGGTGAGCCTTGCGACGATGACTGCGCCGGTGGGGAGCCCAACACCTCCAACGAGCAGGTCAACTGCGCCCCTGCCTACACCCTCTACATCCCTCTCCAGTTCTGGTTCTGCCGCAACCCTGGTCTGGCTCTCCCTCTCATTGCTCTCCAATACCACGAGGTCCGCATCAACTTGGAGTTCAACGACCTCCGCAACCTCTGCTGGGACGTCACCCCTCAGATCACCTCCAACTACCACACCATCCGAGACCGCGTGGCCGCCGCCAACCTCCAGGCCGCCTCTCTCTACGTGGACTACATCTACCTCGACACGGACGAGCGACGCAAGTTCGCCCAGGTGTCTCACGAGTACCTCATCGAGACCCTCCAGTTCACGGGCGCCGAGTCCATCACCTCCTCCGCCAACAAGCTCAAGCTGAACTTCAACCACCCTTGCAAGGAGCTTGTGTGGGTTGTGCAGCGTGATTCCTTCGTGTCTTGCGATGACACCGTGGTGAACGCCTGGAAGGGTCAGCAGCCCTTCAACTTCTCTGACTGGTGGGACCGCTCCGTGCTGGAGTCTGGTTACTCCGTCACCCGCGTGGAGGGCATGGCTGGCAAGAACCCTTGCGTCACTGCCCTTCTCCAGCTCAACGGCCACGACAGGTTCCAGGTGCGTGAGGGACGCTACTTTAACGAGGTCCAGCCCTACCAGCACCACACCAACGTGCCCGCCGTCGGTATCAACGTGTATTCCTTTGCCCTGCAGCCTGAGCAGCACCAGCCCAGCGGGACCTGCAACTTGTCCCGTATTGATAACACCACTCTGCTTCTGACCGTGTCCAACAACGCCGTTGGGTCTGTCACCAGCTCCTCCGTGTATGTGTTCGCCACCAACTACAACGTTCTCCGCGTCATGTCTGGTATGGGTGGTCTTGCATACAGCAATTAAAATTCTGGGAATCCTCCCAGTCCTTTGCGGCTATTTGTATTGTGTTTTGTATATTTTTAGCGCGTGATTAAAATTTAAGAATATAAATCATCTATATAAGGTAGAACCTTCTACAGATGGGATTATTGAGTTGACGTGGAAGACCATCAGGTGATATAATTTTCAAACCGGCACTTTATTGTGGATTATCTTTTTTAGTTTCTTCAACATTTTCATTATCACTATTAAACCATTCAGTCGTATCATAATTATTATCAAAATCATCAAGTTGTTCAGACACAAATTTTTCTACAAACTCAAGAAGTTCATCAAGTTCATAATCATCATTCTTTAACGAAATAAAAGAATTAATCGCATAGATTATATTTTTACCAGCAAACCATAATTGTCCCTTTATTTCATCAGTTATATAATCCCCAAAGTGCTCTTTAAATATATCCTGATAGCCATAACCAAACTCCATATCGGCTTCAAAACTTAACCACGTATCAAACATTCTTTCATAGTTTTCTGAAATACAATCTCTACAATATGAAATGAGTGAATTTCTAACCAACTCAAACTTCTGCTCATACGCCATTTGAATATTATATGTGTATAACATTTAAGTGTCGGTTTGAAATGCCCGTTGGTCTAAAATAATACTATTATTTATTAAATATGATGATAGCCCTTGTAACACTCGCAATTGGCGATAGATACTTGGAAATATATTCCCGCCTGTTTCGTGCCTCACAAGAAGCCTACGCGAAACGCCATGGGTATGAATTCAAAGTAATAACCGAATATTTAGACGATGATCTCATGCATAAAGATCTTGTAAGTTTTCAAAAGGCCCTAGTATTTTCACAGCCATGGAGCTATGATTACGATATACTTATTTTCATAGACGCAGATATTTATATACGAGCCGACTCGCCACCCATACACACCGTGGCAGATTTCACAGAGAAGATTGGTATCGTAAATGAATTCGCCCAACCTACAAAAGAACTACGGCTTGCCATGCAAGCAAGATGTGGATGGGAAACAAGCGCCACAGACTATTACAAATTATGTGGAATTCATCTGGAAACGGATGTCGCTCCGAACTCGGGCGTGATGATTGCTCGCCCTGCGATTCATGGAGAATATTTAAGAAAGATATATGAAACATACAAGGAAACTGCCATACATCATCCGAGAGGATATATATATGAACAGACAGTTATAGGATATTGCCTGGTGCGGGATGCCAAATATGTCTGTATTCCGAATGAATGGAATGGACTGTGGATGATTAACAAAATAATTTATCACGAGAAAGAGCTTCCTGCATTTATTGGGGAGACATATTTCACACACTTGGCTGGGAGTTTTCAATTTGACAAACTGTATGACTTTCTTTGCGCCCAATCCACCCCGGTGTCTAACCCCGCCCACAATAGGAATGGGGAAGGTATCGTATAGAACAGTGGGTGTCGCAACAATAGGGAGTATTCTCTTTAAAGGAATGTTAATAGAGTTTGTCTTTGACAGCGCGGATCTTCCCACAGTCAAAGAACACACATGGCATTTCGCATCTGGAAACTATATTGCCACATCTGTGAAAGTAGATGTATCGGGCGGCGAAATCAAAAAGCGGGAAGTCTATCTACACAACTTTTTAATGAAACCCGGACCCAGCCAGATTGTTCAGCACATTAGTAAAAATGGCCTTGATAATCGGCGTGAAAATCTGAGATGTATAGATGCATCCGTGGCTACGACGGGACATGCGAAGAAAAAGAGGAATGTGGAGCTGCCACCGATGTGTGGTATTAAACCGGAAGATATTCCGAAACATGTATGGTATGTACAGGCGAACGGATATCACCGTGATCGCTTCGCCATTGAATTCAAGACAGAGGGGATTTTATGGAAGTCTACGAGTTCGAAAGAAGTGAGTCTCCAGGAAAAGTTGGAACAGGCCACGGCGAAATTAAAAGAGCTGTATGAACTCTATCCGCATTTGGATCCGAAACGGGAGGAGGAGAAGGTGGAGGCCTTAGACAGGAGCTTCAAGGAGATTCTTGCGACGACTCCATAACAACTTCCAGCGGGGCGGCATATTCACTATACGGCACAGCGGCGGAAGTGGGTCGGTCAAGTCCGAGCAACATCTGTAGAGCCTGAAAACGCCGATCCACAGGAGAACCGTTCAAACCCCGTGAAATCTGTTTCCAGCGCCATTCAAATTGGAGAGCTGCCCGATGATCTGGGAACCCGCGCACATGGCACACGCGCTCCCAGACGCGTCCATGAGTCGCTTTTGCTCCACCGGATTGAATCCCATTGTGCTGTCGTAAGCGTCTGTCCAGATCCGGCGTAACACCTACATATGTCTTTTGAGAGCCTTCGTCGCAGGTTTTCAAAAGATAACAATTCCAGCCGGCAACTTCCATCTGATATACATATAGATGGAGTTCAAAGCCTCCGCAGATGATATCTTTAGGCTCGGTGATATTGGCGACTATAAACAGGCGGATGATATATTGCCTATTGCGTCGGCCACCGTGATTGCTATTAACTTTGCCACTATTCTTACACGCCTGGGTGTAATTGGTGGGAATAGTCTGAATGCTTATTTTGACACGTTTGGCCTGGAAGGTATTCTTGCGAATACGAGCTTGATTGTTATCCTATTTCAAGTGGCCCGATGGGGCTATACGCGATTCTATACGGAAACGGGGCATGCGTGGTCTCCTTTTGTATTCGTATGCGCTCTTATTGTGGTTCAGCTTATTCATGATGTCTTATTTTATTACGGTGCCATTAATTTGATACCTTCAGGGAATAATGAAATGATTGATGCTCTTAAGAAATATTCGAAAGAACATGGTCCCCGGGCCCTCGCAGCACACGCGGCTTTCTTAATCTTTGTAGGCGCTCTTGCCATGTTTTTCAAGGAGCGAAGCATGATATTTATATTTATCACCGTATCCCTGTCGCTTTATATGCTTCCGTATGCGGTGACAACATTTGGCCCTAAACCGCCACCCCCACCTGCCCCGGAAAAGAAGAAAGAGAATCCGGATATGGCTGGATGGAACGGACCGAGATATTAAATCCTGCCATAGAATAGATGAGCGCAGAAAACGCTTCCTCGCCAACAGAGCAGGATGAATTTGGAAATCTTGTGAATAACAGTGGAGTTGCAGATAACTCGGCAGAAGTTTTTGCCAACAATGCTGCCAATAACTCGGCAGAAGTTCCTGCCAATAACATGGTGAACACTGCGACCAATAATATGGCCAACAATGCGGCCAATAACTCGGCAGATGTTCCTGCCAATAACATGGCTAATAACATGGCCAATAACTCGGCAGAAGTTCCGGCCAATAACATGGCCAATAACTCGGCAGAAGTTCCGGCCAATAACATGGCCAATAACTCGGCAGAAGTTCCGGCCAATAACAATGCGGCCAATAACTCGGCAGAAGTTCCTGCCAACAATGCCGAAGCAGAACTTGCCGCTAGTATGAATCAGGGTGAAAATATAGCTGTTCCTGCTTTACCTACGAAAAAGCCGATGAGTGCCACCGCAAAATCGGTTCTAGACGATCGCATGAAAACATTTGAAGATTTAAAAGCAGCTTATGCGAATACATTTGGTAATGCGCCCAAGGCACCCAAGGCCAAGGCCTATGAGGCATTCGCACTTCACAAGATTCGTAAAGAACAAGGTGAAAATGCGTTTCAGGCAAAGATGCAGGAATACATTGATAGAAATCAGGGGAAATTCGCATCTAAGACAAAAAAGGTATCATTTCCAAATGTCTCCGCGGCGAACAACTCTACTCAAAAGAAATCCGTGGGGGCATCTATGAAGGCCATGGGGGAATCTGTGAAGAAGCTTGTTGATTCAATGATTTCCTTGGCGCAAACGAATAGTGGAGAGGTATCTAAGAAGCACAGGAAAACACGGTCCAACAAGGGGAAAACGCATCGCCGCAGCAAGAAATGAATGAATTCATAAAATTGATACTGTGTTGTGCATCATGGGATGTTTATAAGATCATGTCGGCATTCTTGAATATCGTAAAACCATCTGAACCCTGTGGCACTATGCCCCAGAAGCTTGCGATGGAGTTAAAGTTCGCGTTAGACCCCTTTCAGCAACACGCCGTAGCTGCAATAAGCCGCGATGAAAATGTTCTCGTAACAGCGAAAACGGGATCTGGAAAGACTTTCGTAGGTGAATATCAGATTGCACACAGCCTGGCAAAAGGTGGGCGTGTCTTCTATACAACCCCTATCAAGTCACTCTCCAATCAGAAGTTTGATGATCTCAAGCGCATGTATCCGAGTGTGGGAATTATGACGGGAGATATTAAATATAAACCAGACGCCGATGTCGTAATAATGACCACGGAGATTCTCAGAAATCTCCTCTTTAAACATGATTCGGCGACGAAGAATCTGGGAATTACCGCGGCGCTGAGCCTGGATCGTCTAGATGCGGTGGTCTTTGATGAATGCCACTATATCAATGATCGGGATCGTGGGGCCGTATGGGAGGAGACAATGATTCTTCTCCCCCGCGAAGTGAATCTTGTTCTTCTTTCGGCAACCATTGAATCCCCTGAAATCTTTGCGAGCTGGTTGGGTGAATTGAAGCAAAAACCCATTCATCTCATTTCTACACAATACCGAATTGTCCCACTTCTCCATGCCGTGTATCAGGGGGATCAGCTCGTGCCTATTATGGACGCAAAAGACCGATTTGAGGCCCAGAACTATAAAGGGTGGCTCGGATGGCGAAAAGGGGAGTTGAAAATGGCGGAGGATCACAAGGCCTTGGTGGCCGATAGGAGGCGCGGAGGATATGAGGATGGACCTGTGAGCCGAAAGGGAGGTATCAAGGCATATAAACACCAGATGAATGAATTGGTGTCTCGCCTTCAGGAACAGAATCTTCTCCCAGCTCTCTTCTTTGTCTTCTCGCGAAAGGATTGTGAACGATTCGCAGAGAATTCGGAACACACCCTATTGGATTCTTCGGACACGGCCTCTGTAAAACATATTCTTGATTTCCACCTGCACCGGTATGGCGAGAATTTATTGCGCATGCCACAATACAATACCTTGCGCCCCTTGTTAGAACGAGGGATTGCCTTTCACCACAGTGGCCTGTTGCCTGTTCTCAAAGAAATCGTGGAGATTCTCTTTGGCAAGGGATTTGTGAAACTCCTCTTTGCCACGGAGACGTTTGCGGTCGGTATCAACATGCCTACAAAGACAGTGGTCTTTACTGCCTACAGGAAATATGATGATGCGACGGGGGGGCAACGCATGTTAAACACGGATGAATACATACAGATGGCGGGGAGGGCGGGGAGGCGCGGAAAAGACGACAAGGGGCTCGTGCTATATCTACCCGATAGACATCCGGAAGATTTGGAGGATGTGCGGCGAATGATGACGGGGGCGAAATCAACGTTTCAGTCCCGCATGACCTTTCACTACGACTTTCTACTGAAGACGCTCCAGTCGGGGAACTTGGATTGGATAAAGCTCCTTCACCAATCCTATTGGTATAAAAGACATCAGGCGCTCCTCGCAGGTGTCTCTGCAGAGTTGAAAAAGGAGGAGAAAGCCCTTGCGGAATTTACAGTGACGCCGGCAGAGTTAGAGGCTATGGAGCAGCGTGACGAGCTGGCCGCAAGATTGAAGGGGGCCGTAAATGCGGCGAAACGAGAGGCGCAGAAGGCATGGGGGGCTTGGGAGAATAGTCACATGGGGCCACGCTGGGGCGCCCTTGTAAAAGATGTCTGGCCGGCATATTGTGCAACACGGCGAAACATAGCGCAACTCATACGCGATCTGGATTCTATGGGAGATCCTACCGCAGGTGTGTGGCCGAGCCTACGGTCCCTGGGAGCAATGGGATTCTTAGAAGAGCCTGTTACCGACTTACGGCTCACGAGCCTGGGCACCATGGCGACAGAAATAAATGAGGGCCATCCTATTCTTATGACGCAGGCATATTCGCAGGGCCTATTGAAGGAGCTGAGCGCGGAGATGATTCTCGCCGTGCTGACCGCCTTTCTACAAGAGGGGAAGGAGATGCCTTCTCTCCAGTCATTGGATGTGCCTCAAGAAGTCATACACGCCCTAGAGAACATACAGAGAACAGCGAGCGAGAATCAACGCTTTGAATTGAAACATCCCCCTCGCAATTCCTATTGGGAGTTGAATACGGCCTGGGTAGAGCCGGTATGGTTATGGCTTCAAGGTGCCACCCTACACCAGCTGTGTATGGACTATGACTGCTACGAGGGGAATTTCACGCGGCTTCTATCGAAAGTTGGAAATCTGTTAGAGGAATTGCGTTCTCTAGCAACTCTGGCCAAGGACACGGAGATGCTAGAAAAAATGCGGGGAGTGGAGGAAAAGGTCATGAGGGATATGGCGGTCTGTGATTCGCTGTATTTAAGGCTCTGATACCTCAAACTCAAACTTGGAATCGGCATATTTATGAAACGCGTGGAGAGACTTGTAGGTATAGGATGGAGGACTGGTGCCCTTCCATTTCGGCGTGTTTATCAGTGTTTCAACCCATTCTTCATTTTCACTGACTTTACAAAATGTTTTTCCCTTCCAAGGCCCTGGGTATGCAATTTTCCAGCTTGAAAACTGATCTACCGTTTTCTGTTTCAACTTCTTACAAGAGCGGCAATAGAAATCCTGTTTTTTGATACGTTGCATAATACAGCCAAGAGGTTTATCACATCCTTTACAATTCAACTTTGGGTTCAACCATCTCTGAACACAGTCTGATCCAATGATACATTGCTCCCTAGTGATTTTATTTATGATAAAGTAATTTTCTTCTATTTGATGCGTACATATACACTGAGATGCCGCTCCATGACACTTCATGGCAAGCTCCCATTCTTGTATGAAATCCCCCTTATTTATAGACTTTTTCCGCATCTCTCTCTCAAATATATCAGCGTAATAGGTAGCTTCTCCCATACGAATATCACTTATATTCCTCGCAAATCG